GGCCGCAGCGTCATCGCCGCTGTCCGCTTTTACGCACACGCTCTCGGTCGCTCCGCGTGGCCCGCGTAGCGTGACTTCGTATTGCATGTGCTTCCCCCTAGACTACGCGGGCAGGACGGCGGATCGGTTTGGACCAGGCATCGTCAAGCTCTTGCGGTTTGCCCATCGCGAATGTGCGGAAGGCATCCGACGGGTCGCTTGCCCAATCGTGCAGTGGCCGATCGCGATAGGCGTGCAGCTTCTCGTCCCATACACGCCGATACGAGCGAAGGGCATCGACGCCCGACGCCGTCTTTTCCTTGTCGAAATAGCAGATGGGCAGAACTTGCCGCACCTCGTTGATATCGTTCGCCACGCTTTCGGTTCGGGGAACGACACGAATGCTCTTCAGGCCAAGCCCTTCGGCGGAAGCCTTGACCGAGCCGAGCATGGTTTCGCTGTCCGCGTCATGCGGCATCAGGTGCTCACCGTAGGTGTAAGGCTTGGCGAGTATCTCTTGAACGTAATAGTCGATCTTCGCGCTTGTGCCGGCAAGATAGTCGATGATCGCCCAGCCCGTGCCGTGCTTCTGGACAAACCATATTGCCGTCGCGTCGTTGCTGCCCAAATCCCACGCCGTGTGAACCGGGCGCTGCGGGTTGTGCGGAACGGACGTGATCTGCCCAGCCTGATCCAGCCGATCAATGATCTTCGCGTAGTATGCACCAGGCAAGCCAGCCGAGAAGCTGGTCATGTATTCCTGCTGGTAAATGGCGTCCCCATCCTCTTCGCCGCGCTCGCTAATCAACTCGGCGAGTTCGTTGCGAAGCGTCTCCTCAGAGAACACACCCGTGTCGGCAGCGGTAAGCCTCTCGGCGAACCACTCATCCGACCCCTGCGCCATCTCAAACATTCGATGGGCGTGGTTCCTGCCCCTCGGCGTCGTAATGAAAATCGCCCAACCGCCATTCTCGGCAAGAATGGGTCGGATCAACGACCACGCTTGCGGGTTGCTTAGCGCCCATTCGGAAAAGACCACCCCGACCGGCGGAGTGCCGACCAGGGCATCGTAATTATCAGAGCCGATTACCTGCCACGAAGAGCCGCTTTTGAAGCGGATCATCATGTCCTGTTCCCGCGTCGTATCCCGCAAGGCGCGCGGAAAGGCGTCATCGATCCGCCGCTGCCCGGTATGCGGGTTCACGGCGTCCCAAATCGCCTTGCGGGCCTGGTTCTGCTGCGGCAGCAGGTGCCAGTAAACCCCGACCCGCTCATGGGCCGCGCAAGACGTAAAATGCAGCGCCAGATCGTCCTTGCCGTGGCGACGGGGCCAAATCGCAATAGCGCGCTTCCCGCCGCCGTGCATGTAACGCCAAAGCGGCGTCTGATAATCCCTTGGCTTCCAGTGGTTAGGAAGCTCAATTGCGCTCACGGCTTGTTGACAATGATCGTTAACGCCGCGTCCTCGCCATCGCTTCCGACCGGAGCCCGCTTGGCGTGGAGATACGGCGCGGCAGCCTTGGCGCAGTCAATGCGTTTGGCTTCGTCGGCACCTACGTCACGCATCACGCTGAGCAGATAATCGAGAGGCATTTCGCCGGTAGCAGACGCCTTCTCGACCGCCTCCTTCGTCATTCGGTTCGTGCCGTTCGGCTTGCGGCCGGCGCCCGGCCTAGCTCCTCCGTGCGGCATAACGCAACTTGAATAGTTGGAAGTTTTTCAAGGTTAACCTCTCCCCGGTTCCGCTAATGCGGGTCGCCGGTCATTGGTCAGGTGCGAATTGCGATCTTCAGCGAAGCGCCCGGCCTGATCTTGATCCACTCGTCGCCGCCAGCAGCAATGCGAGGGCTGTCAGTCGTGGCCGTCGGCGCAGTGGTGCCGTCGTATTCGTAGTAAATCTGCTCGTCGCTCTGGATGCGGACCAGCTTGGTTGCGTCCTTGAAGGCGGCAGACAGCGCGGAGGTGCCGGTCGCGGTCATCGCCGCCTGCTTGACGACGAACTGGTCAGCAGGAACCACCGGGAAGTCACCGGAACTTCTGCCACCATATTCGATGATGCGCGTTGCCATCTAGCTATTCCTCATCTTGGCGACTGAATTGGATTGTGGGTTGGTTCTTGTTGACCCGCGAAGGCCGCTAGGGCGCGGTGAACAGCACATCGAAGGAGCAGCTGGGCGTGAACAAGGAACTGTCGAAGAACATCGTCGCAGACGATGCCGTGAATGTGTAGAACAGCGTTGCCGCGCCGATTGCCGTCGATGGCCCCTTGTATGCCTTGATTGCAGTGCCGACACGTCGGACGAAGAAGTAATCCGCCGAAGTCCAGGTCGATGGGGTGGCGACCATTGCGCCATCTTCCCAAGCCTCGACGTTCCCGCCCAAGCGAAACACAAGGGCTCGGTCCACTGACGTATAGCTGCTGTCGGTAAGAGGGTCGGCGTTACACCCAGCCAGAATTTCGCTTCCGGAAACCACCTGCAAGCGGATGGTAAAGTCGCCCGCAATTCCAGTTGAGGATACCGCATCGGCATCCCAGTTAGATGTCGCGGCGGACTTGGTTACGCGGTAGCCGGCAGCATTGCCGCTTACCGTCGTGCCGGCATTGTTCACGATCGCAATGCTTAGCGGGGCGGCCGCACCGCCCGTCAGGCTCAATCCGAGGTAGCCCAGCCTTCTCATCGGCGGCCCCCTTCGGTCTTTGCCAGGTCGATCTTCAGAAATACCCAGCTTGCAGCTTCAGCAACCGCTACAATGATGATTGCGCCGATCAGTTGACCAATGGCGTTCTCGGCAAGGCGCTTAATCATGCGACGCGCCGCAGATTGCGCGGGCGTGTCAGCACAGTAATCTTGCCGCCGGTCCCAAGCGATCGCCTTGATGCGATCTCGACCGCTTCCCCAGGTGTTGCCCCGACCTCCATTGCCCCAAGCGCAATCTGGCGCCCGCTACCGCAAGCCGTGGGCAGCTCCTCGACAATCGAGGTGCAGTCGCCCGAGTAGCACCTACACTCGCCAGTCGGGTCAAGCACAAGCGCCTCAAAGGCGTCCGATAGCTCTGGCTTATCACCACCCTCGACCAGCCAGGCGCTGAACGGCTCAATGTCGTAAGCTGATCCGCAAACGCCGACGATGCGGCCATCGGGAAGCTGACGAACCTTCACAAAGCCCCGGTGGAACACAACCCCATCGCTGGCGATCATGCCGTCTCCGGCCATCGTGTCGCCGTCTGTCGCGATGGTGGTCATCGCCCCTCCTCAAAACTCTCCCCGGCATACGCAGAGCCGATCCGCCAGCAACAGCATCGCTTGCCTTAAATCGCGTTCGGGATTTCGTTGCCGGGGAAGCCGCGCGCCTCTGTGGGGCTTAATATCCCAGGGTCCGGCGGCGCGGATACGAAAAGGGCCGGCGGTTAAGCCGACCCTCGCGTGACGAACTGAAATGTTGGCGGGAGCAGGTCAGCCTAGGTGGCCCGGACGCCCTGACGCGGCGCTCCCGCCCCGGCCCATATGCGCGCTAGGCGCAAAAACGAGCAGTCAGATTTTGCATAGCAGAAAAGCAAGCAAATGCAAGAATTATTTTTGCCCGCCGATCTCTACGCGGCGGAACGCCTGAACTCCGCCATTCGTTCCCACCTCGACGGCAATGAAGCATCGATCAAAATGCACAGCCCGCGAATGGCCGCGCCGAGCATCGCCCGGTCATGCTCGGTCGGAAACCGCATCGCCGCAGGCATCTTCCCGCGCTTCAGAAGGCCCTCCCCGACAAGCGAGCGCACCCACGGAGCGTTCTCTTCACCGTCGGGCCAGGAACCGATCACCGGATCGATCAGAAGCGACAGCAGCACCGATCGCTCGAATCCAGACAGTGCCTCGTCCATGCTGTCGAACTTGGCGTCGCGGTGCGTGTAGCGGGAAATCTCAAGCGCCTTGTCCATGCGCTCATAACCGCCCGCCTTGTAGCCTGATTTGCGAAGCAAGCTGGCGTAGCCGTCGCGCCACTCGCGTCCGATGTCGCGCAAGTCCTGCGGATCGTGTCCGTGGCCGTCCA